CCATATGTCCTTTGTACATGCTGAACATAGATTAAATCTTTAGTTACGTTCAAGAAAAAAATTGAGAAAAGGAATAATTTACATAGGCTGCTTGTTTACAATAACTTACAATATGAAAAAAAATTTATTTTGTGTAAATAGGAGGAAAAGAGGGACTGATTAACGTGCTAAAGGGGGTAATTGTGGAGGATTGTGTGGCGATTGCTGAGGTTTAGGATGAAATTCGCAACCACACATAACACAGGCAAAAGAAACACCCTGTTGTAACCACATTAGAGGTATTTTTAATTCGCCCTGACAAACAGGACACAGCACTGTAACAACATCATCATCGTCAGTGTGCTTATACTGCAAATATAATCTCACACCTAAAAAAGAGGGAGGCTCCATACCTTTTACATAGCTATAACCCAATTCTACTTCTCCGCTTGTATGCTGATATGCGTTTTAGTGGTCGTTTTTTGCTGTTAGTGTGTTTTATCCAGTGCGTACAACAAATACCTCTGCTTATACCATCCTTACCAGCTGAATAGGTTATATATGCAGGATTCTTACATTTTCTTACTTCGCAAACATCATTCATTTTATAATTCCTATTAAAAGACGTGCCCCAACCCAATGTCAGGACACGTCTCGGAGGAGGGTGATGAAAAACTTATTTATTCTATAAACAAAAATAACCCACCTACTATTAAAGTAGTAACACCTAACAAAATAAAAACACCAGAAATACATTCAATAATTCCAATTACCACCAAAGCTAAACCAAAAGCCTTTCTCAATGGTTTGAAACAAATAGCTAATATAATAAATATTATAAAAAGGGCTATAGGAGCTAATATTATTATTTCAAGAGTTCCCGGGGACCAATAGGCCAACATGTTTACCATTGCTACTATAAAACTCATTTTTCTATCTCCTATCAAATTTATTTATTATTGCTCATAATACCCCGCCCACTTTGGGAAGGAAGGACGGGGTAATGTATCTTATTAGACTAACTTTTATTCACTTTATTCAATTGTTTTTGGTAAATAGAAGGGTGTACACCTCTCTTTCTGCCTAAGCATATCAGTTTTTAGGGTTAATTTTATTTATAGAATTCCAAACCTTACCACACCTCATACAAGTTATACGCCATGTGCGTTTGTGGTAATCGTTTAGACCAGACATCATTTCAGGTTTGCCCATTTTATGTCCAAATATTTTACAAATCAGTTTTCTTACAATCTTCATTTTGTTTTCCTAACATGAAAAAAGGAGATTCCTCATTATTCTTTCTCTTTCATAATTAAATCAATTATGTTAACATAAATGTCATCTTCAAATAATTCTGATTCGCCTGTAAGTAAATTAACAGCTATTCGAGGGTTGCTTACCATATCATAAAATTTCACCCCTCCCCTCACATTTTCAAGAACTTCATCACTTAACACAGTAACAATATAATAATTGTTCTTGTACAATAACGTCTGTCCCTCTTTTAATGATTCTAACTGCACAGGAGGTTTTTTAGTATTTTCTATTTTGATACCCATTATTTACTCCAATCTTTTGTTTTAGTTCCGCCGTCATAAGGTATGGCTAACCCTTCTTTTATCAATTCATCTGCTACATACTTATTATCGGCAACCACGTCTGCAACCAATCGAAAATATTTGCCACGCTTAACATTTAATAGTTTTACCTGCTTTGCTTCACTCAGCATATCTATAACAAATGCTTTTGCTTCCTTTGCCAGTTCTTTTTCTTTTGTGCTTTTAGTTCGTATTTCCGGCGTATCTATGCCGTTGATACGAACACCTAAATTCTTACCAACTACTGGATGCCAATGAGTAAAAGTAACAAAAAACGTATCGCCATCATATACCCGGTCAATAACAAAATATTCCATACCGCAGGGATCAACAGAAACAAAACATATAGGTTCCCTCATTTTGCTGATTGATACAGTAGTCCATATTGCAATCACACCCAAAATAAAAACAGTTAAAGTAATAGGGTAGTTTTTAAGTAATTTTTTCATTTTTAATCCTTTTTCTTTTGTGTAATTTTGCATTTGCTTTACAATACTCCAAATGACATTTTTTACAATGCCTCACATTCTCATATACAGATGGGTTCTCACCACATAACAAACAAACCTTACCTCTCGCATCATAAGCCATTTTTAATTTCCTTATGCCTTATTATCGTAGATGTAAAAGAAATACTACAAAATATAATAAATTTATATTTAGCAGGCTTTGTTTTAAGCCGTTTTCTTATTAAAGCCTACTTTGCTACTGATTTTCCGTTTTTCGCCCTAGGATCAAGCCCTAGACTGCTTATTTAGCTTATTTCTTGACTTTACGCACTGCACGTGTAGCCTTTGCCTTAAATGTCCATGTTGATTTTGCTAAACCACCTTCTTTTTTAATGCTGTCAGCTATAGCATTGTTTTTTTCTTTACCCCATTTTTGCCCTTTATCCTTTTCGCCCACGTTAGCAGGGATCCATAAGCAACGGCAATTATGACTTGCTATATTGTTTGCAATGTAGTATAATTCAGTAGTTTCTAAATTATAGACATAACCAACATAACGAAAGGATTTGACATGAGTCACATAACCAAAAGAATAGTCAGTACCAATACGAGAGAAAAGATTTCTCAAACACTTATGTTCTCTTTGCCGATAGATGAAATCATACAACTTTACAAATCTGGATATTCTATTAATAAACTTGCTCAAAAGTATGGTGTTAGTCGTACTCCTATTTATAAGAGACTTCAAGATGCCCAAATTAAACTTAGGACACAAAGTGAAGCTGAATCGCTTAAATGGACGAAGATGAGCAATTTTGCTAAGGCCAAACAAGTGGAAGCTGCCAACATTGCCAGGAGAGGCCAAACAGTTTCTTGGAAAACCAAATGCAAACATGCCAAAACAATTGAGCAAAATCCTTCTAATATTTCTAAATATGAAATCCAACTTAAAGAAATGCTTCTTAAGAGGGGCATTAAAACTATTTCGCAAAAAGCTATCGGTGGATATAACTGCGATCTTGCTGCCTATCCCGTCGCCGTGGAAGTCTTCGGGGGAGGTTGGCACTGGTATGGAGATCACATTGCTTTTCTTGAGGAACGCTTTCGCTACATCCTCAATTCTGGTTGGTTTATATATGTTATTCCTGTTCGTCAAACCTTCCCGCTCACTGACGCTGTTGCAGACTATCTTACTTCCTATATTAAAACTATTCGCAGGAACAAACCCACTATCTGTGAGTATAGGGTGGTTTGGGGTGCAGGTGATTTTATCACCAAAGGAAGTCTCAATGATAAACATAACTCCATCATACCACCTTTTACTAACACCCGTAATAAAACCACCGGGCGTTACGAGCGTGTTAGGGTGTAGGCAGTTCGGGTGTCTCGGAATAAGACCTCTTGCCTCGTGAATAGGCATTACAACACCTTCTAAAGTAGCACAAAGTTCGCAAGGATCACCTGCTGTCAGCCATTCGGCCATCACACCTACTTCTTTAAGTCCTAACCTTTCAAAACTATCTAATTGGCCTTCAGCATGTGCATTTATAATTTCAGTACGGGCAATAACTCTTGCACGTCTGCGATTTATACTGCCTATACCATCTGTCATTGCCTTTGCAATAGCAGCAGCACTTTTACCGTGGGCCAAACCATCCGCAAGTATTCGGGACATCTGCTGATCCATCGATGCATTAACACCTTTTAACTGCGAATAAGTCCTTGTATATAATAGCTTCAATTTATCAACAGTTTCAGGAGCAGCAAATGCACTACGTAAAAATTCCGCTTTCGTGCCTTGATAAAATGATGATGTTTTACCACTCAATTGATGTGTGTCCGTATAGGCTCTTACCATACCTTTTTTATATGCCGATTCAACATACTTAGAAGTCCAAGGCGGTGTCTTTGCTGTTTCTAATATTCCTGCATTTGTTTGTTGCTGGAACCATGTCTCAAATTGAGTTAGCTTTTGTGGGTTATTCAAAAATGTCCATGCCCTCTTCTCTACAAGTATTTGAAATGGAGTTTTTTCTTTTAATCCAAATACATCATCAACATCTATCAATTGACGTACTGCTTTAGCCAAAGCCTTAAAACGTCTATTCATATCCCTTATAAATTGCTTACGCAATGTAATAGTACGGGTGGGATCTATTTTTAATTGTGAACGCATATTTTTATCCTTTGTAATTGTTTCTCATAAAAACAAATGTCACATTAGGCTCTCTTGACCATATATGGCTTTCATCATAATAGTCTTCTACCATACTAAGACCATAACTTTCCATAAACGCTAAAAATCCTTCACGTGTAAAATACCAATAACAATTATTAGGTCTAAATTCTTTGCTCTTTAAGATATGTTCCTTATTCTTAAAAATAGGTAAGGTAACAACAGTGTACTTTGGTTTATAGTTATACCAAAGCAACCAAGGCTCCTTCAAATATTCCAATGAATTCCAAAATGTAAGTATATCATACTTTTCACGGTCACACTCAAATCCATTACGATGTAAATAAGCCAAAGCCATTTCATAAACATCTATGCCTTGCCCATCTATAGCAGACATACGTTTTAATTCTGTAAGGAAATGACCGGAGCCTGAACCAACATCTAATAAATAAACAGCACATCTCTTATAGCTCATTAACCTTTTTACAATATCTACCCTAAATCGACAAACACCTCACCCTCTCGGTGATTGTGAACGTTCCCTTTCCTTATCAAAATAAGCAGTGTTGTTCTTTAGAGGTTTTCTAATAGACAAAAACCCTATACCATCATTCCATTCCATTCTATCAAATGCCTCTTCTTTTGTTTCTGTCATGTTAGTCTTCCTCTATTATGTTTTACAGTTCGTGATGCTTGATAATGAACAATGACTGGATATTTTACATGTGACATTGTATCAAATATAGTGCAGTATTCCTCGGGCAAATTAAAATAGTTGTCACCTATAACCGCTTGTAATGATTTTTGATCCCACTGCTTTGGGTTGTTTTTGCATTCCTGTTCCCATCTCTCAACTAATGCCAATGTTTCGGGGTTGTTCCTCAAAAAGATGGTGCCACTTAGTATTTCAAAACCGGTGACACCATTGTTATATATAGTACGGTCAAATTTATGAACCGCGACATTACAATCCAATACATTAAACAAAAAGGGAAATGCTTTGAACTCAGCATCAACATCAACATATACAATGTTTTCTGTTTCATAGCCTTGCAAACACTCTTTTATAAATGTAGGCTTATAATTCACATTATTTATCCAGTTGCCACGACTACTTACTGGCACAGTCATAAGCGGTATATTAAACACATCCGCAGACTTAACTAACTGTTTGGCATACTTCTCGTATAATGTGCCTTCGGTGTAATATGCTGCCACTAAAAAATTATTCACTACGCATTCCTTACACAACAATCAGGAAATTGATTTTGTAATGCTATCAAATCATAGAACAACAAAGTAATTTTGTATTGCTGTTCCGCAGTTTGTTTCTCCCAAGAAGTTTTTCTGGTTTTCCACTCATAATCCAACGACTCTTCCACACCAAAAAAATCTAATACATTTTGAAATGTTTCTGGTTTTTCTAACGCTTCATATTTCAACATCATTATAGGATAATCAACAGGGGCAAGCCAATTCTTAAAATGAGTTGCCAAATGAAAAGGATCATACATTTTTTTCAACAAAACATCAATAGACACCTTTTCTTCCTTACCAAAGAATTCATAGTCACCACCCACATACTTGCAATGATGGTAAGACCATTTATTATGATTATTTTTTATAAGGGAAGACAGCAGAATATTTCGTGGGTCTGCATACATATACAATATTTTACCATCACAATGTTTTGGGATAATTTGACTATGTACATTATATATTTCTGAACCTGCTATACGTTTCAATCCAACAGATTTCAATAATTCTACCATATGTGCTGAACCACAGCATCCCTGCGAATATAATGCAAATGTTCCTTTATTCATTGTTCTTCTACCCCTAATTTGATCCACCAATACTTCAACAAATCTTCCATTGTTTGTTCTATTGGAATTTCACATTTCCAACCAGTTACCTTTTCTAGCTTACATACATCAGCCTCTTGTACATCAATATCTATAGTGCGGTAAAATGGTGGGTGTATTTTTTGTTTTATATCTCCGGGATACACCATACTATTAACAAGCAAATTGGTATAATACTGCATCTTATGCACATCTTTGCCTGCTACATTGTAAACCCCTTTTGCTCCCATCCTCATTAGCATATAATAAGCACGTACACAATCCCGCACGTCCATCACCACACGCTTTGTTTCTAAATTACCTACAAGCAAAGTAGTATCTTGCAATCTCCGCAACATCTTTGCTAGTTGGTAAGCATCTGAAGAAATACTAAACTTATGACCACGTCTTGGACCTGTATGCGAAAATGCACGTGTTATAAATCCCTTAAGTTTTCCATTTTGGATTCTCTCTTGCACATACATATCCATCGCTGCCTTACTAACACCATACGGATTAGAAGGCGTGAGTTTCATGTCCTCTGTTAGCTTCTCCCCTTCCTTACAAGTATTACCATAAACTTCGGATGTACTACAAAAATGAAAGTGACAATCCTCCTGCCATTCTTCCATTGCTGTAATAAGGTTAATCGTGCCCATTACGTTCGTTTGGAATGTTTGTATTGGATGTGTGAAAGAAGTGGGTGGATGACTCTGTGCTGCTAAATGAAACACGCCGTCAAATTGACAATCTCTCATAATATCGTCTATAGATTTATAATCTGTAAGATCACCATACAAAAACTTTATGTGTTTCAAATCTTCTTCTTCCAACACATCAAGTAAATCAGTTTCCCTACCATTACTACCTCTAATTAGACCATACACATCGTGCCCCTCATCCAATAAAAGTTTTGCTAAATGTGGTCCTACAAATCCTGTTATACCCGTAATTAAATAATACATATTATTATCCCTTTACCATCAACAAAGTTATATCTCTTACTGTTTCTAATGGATATTCTTCCCAGCACTTAAAATTATGTTTGCAAGGGGAATTGTTATAGCAGGGTTTACAATCTATATCACTTACAAGATTGACATGAAATGAATAACCAGTCCAAACCGGGTCTGTGAATCCTCCCATCAATACAACTGCTGGCATACCCAATGCTGCCGCTATATGGCTAATACCACCTTCAGGACATACCACTGCTTTATATGTCATTATCTTGTATGCCAAAGCCCTCGCTTCATCTTCTTTTATTCCTTTATTCCTTTTAGATATTTCGGGTATTGCTTCAAAACCTTCTAACCCTGCCAACTGTTCATAATAAGGCCAAACTCTTTTACTGTGATAATGCCTTTTATGTGTTACTTGCACACCTATCAAATCCTTTTTAGGGTGACCCTTTTCCATAAATAACTCTGGTATAAGTTCAGGCTTCTCCGTTTGTAGACCATAGTACTTACAAACTATTTCCCAATCGTCTAATATATGATGTTGGTGAGGCACTTTACCACTATCAGGGGCAACATACATTAAAAACACACCCTCATTCTTGCTTCCCACAATATCAACAAAAGGATTATTCTTTAGCAATGAAGGACGGTTAGTGTTTACTATGATACGACGATTGGGATATGCTTCTTTGATGACCCGAAGGGTGGGAGTAACAAAAAGCAAATCACCTATACCATTAAAACTCTTTATAACAATATCATTCATATTACTCTTGTGCCACCCTCACAAACAAAATAAACGTCTCTCTTATATTTTTCCCACCACGCATAATAACTGAAATAAGTATTATTACCTGCCATCTCCAAATTATGCTTATGCAATAAATGGGTACCTACTATCATATCATGTCGATGCCCTTTGACACGAGGATCATTACTTACTTTGTTATTCTTATTAACCCAATCACCTCTAAAACCTGTTCCTATCTTTGCTTCCTGATAAAATTCTTCAAAAAAGGCTTTTACTTTTGGCTGTCTTAAATCCAAACCAACAAAACCGCCTGAATACATACGATGCTCAAATGCTTCTTCTCTACCAACACCTAAATACTGCAACGACTTGTCCGATGACCACTGACCCATAACATAACCTGAATCCTGCACAACTATACCTTTTTGTTCAATTATATCAAACAAAACACTTATGTTGCGTATAGCCCAAAAAGAAGCATCAACCCATAACACTATATCATAACCTTTAAGCTGTGCATCCTTCATAACAAACAATTTGAAACCATAAGGCGTTTCTTGGTGTGTTGTACACTTAAACGATTGATTATTATAAAACAAAACATCACCATCAAAGTTATACATCTTCAAACTTTTCTTCAGACGCATTTGTCCATAAGGATGCCACGCATTTAACGTTATGTAATTGACTATACATTTTTTCATTCGTCTACCCAATTCCAATCTGTTTTATCACCATCAAAATTCTTTAATAACTGTGTATGTGGTATATTATATCTGTCCCAAAAACTGATACTATCATTAGGTGTATAATTATGCTGTACTGTACTTTCAGGTTTGTAGTAATCAGGAGCAAAGAAGTTTTTTGGTAGTTTCTTAATGCTTACACCGGAAGATTTTAAGGCACAAGCTAAAGCAGGCATTTCCCTACCCTTACCTGTTATCTCCCAAGTGTGGTGCCACAATCTAAAGAACTCATTTATTTTAGTATCACGTCTTTTGAAACAAATACACGCTCCATTATAAACACACAAAGGCAAATACACATTAGATAACTGCATAGCGTTACGATAAAGCCTTATAATCTTATCCCCCTTTTCCCAATATAGAAATAAATTTAACGCCACATCTTCTTCAAATTCAAATGCTTGCTCTATACCTTTTTTCTGTACAACACTATCACAATCCAAATACAATGTTTCATCAAATGGAGTGTACATATTCATCCGGGTTTTGTATTCTCGATTGAGTTCTGTTTTTACCTTAAAAACATTAAAAGTAATACCTGAAAGATTCTTCCACCGCTTACAACGATTCTGCACATTTGTTAATACGTGTATAGGCAGATCCGTAAACTGCCGGGAATAGGCTATTGTATGGACTGCTAACTTATCGCAAGCCTCACCAAATGAAACATATAATAACCCTCTGCTCATTTTTACCTCACTAATAAAAGATTTTCAGCTGTCTTATGTAACAGCGTATAACCATAAGGCTTTACAAGTTCCATTATCAATCTTTCTTGATGGTCAAATTCAACACATATCATTGTTGTCTTTGTTAATTGGGCAAATGGAAATTCTTTTATAATATCAACATTAGTACCTTCAACATCTAAACTGATAAAGTCAAAATTATGTCCTATCATCTCAAATAGATCAGACACAGTAACTCCGCACACTTGTATTTTATCATATGCTACATTTGCTTTGTTTTGCCATAACTTTACATGTGCGGGGTCTACCGAACTAATCATATCACCACGACTATCGTAGAAGTCTACTGTACCCGATTGGTTCCCTATAACAATAGCAATTTGCAAGACTTCTATTTCAGAACTGTCCTTATACCGTTCTTTCAAATCTCTGAATGGTATTGGTGAAGGTTCTATACACACACCACCCCATCCCTTTAATGCTAATGCACGAGTAGTGCTAAACAGTTCTCCATTATGGGCACCTATATCCAAAAACCTGCCTATAGTATTTTCAAAATGTTTTAATATATAAGGCTCTTCATCTCTTTGTGTAAACATCTTTTGGGAATCCTTCCTGTTTTCTTTTGTTATAAGTAGCTTCGTCCCCTGCTCCTTTTTTCGTGTTCAATTTATAGGTATTGTCCCCTTTGGTACCACCTGTCCAAATATGCTTTACAATTATTTGCGGTATGTAAACACACCTCTTCATTGCATACACTTCATCTGCAAATTCGTTGTCACAATAAAAACTTTTATAGTCTGGGTGATAAATATAACCGAAATGCTCATATAACTTTTTACCCATAATAGTTAAGGTAATTGCACTTTTCGGTCCTGTATTGCAACATCCATCTGGATAATGCAATGCTCCGTTCATGTCTGGAAAATGCTTTTGCATTGCTTCAGCTATTAAAACATCAAAACCCGGTTCTACTGGCACCATATCATCACTAATAACAAACAAAATATCCCATTCCCAATAAGGATTTATGTCTGCATTTATAGCTTCTATTTTTGAATTATGCTTACCTATAAAATATCGCAAGTAGTCTTGCATGTCTAAACACTCTAACATAGTATCATTGTTCATACTCTCATCGTCTTTGTCAATAGTAATAACAAACTGGTATTCATTTTTGCCACTTAACATAGCATAATACCTGTCTAAAGTTTGCATAAACCATTCTGGTCTTCCTCTTGTAGCATATTTGAAAAGAAACTTCATATAATCACCTTGTTAAATAATAATAAATAATACCTTCTACTACTTGCTCTGTTTTCAATAAAGGCAATAACCGTTTAGAATAGTCCTTGTCCTCTTCACTATCCCAATCTGGAAAACCTATTTGCAGTGCTAACTCTCTTTTTACAGGATCCAAATGATTAGGGTTGCGATAATAAGCACCATCTTTCTTATACCACTTCTTATGTGCCAGCGAATGATAAAACAAAAAATTACCATTTGCATTATGTAACATACCAGTCATTCCTACGACGTCTGGTTTGCTTTGTACAGCGTTTAATATTTTAGACACATAATCATTGCTCACCATATCATCGTCGTCTACAAACGCAACGTATGTGCCTTGAGCCTTTTGTAACAACCTATTGCGTTTAGCACCTGTACTTATCTCCCCATTATCAACATCAACCAATATTTCTACACTGGATAATGTTTGCTGTTTTAATACAATTAGCAATCGCCTTAATAATTCTACACGACTATGCAAGGAACAAATTAAAATAGAAAACTTTACACCTTTTATAGGGGGTTTGCCTACAAGGTTTTTAATCAATGGGGATATATTGTATTTTCTTTTTTCAGGTGCTATAGGACACCAATCAGGCATATGTACAATCCCATCTCTGAAACAACCCAAATACCTCTTACAGCTACCAACATACATACAATAACATCTTGAACGACTACCTCTTTTAAGGTATGTACACATTCCGCAGTACATTTTATTCCTTTTCAGGCATTACCTGTTCTTTTTCTGACACATCGTCCGGCTCTGGTTCATATTCTTCAGCAGCAGTTATAATCTGTTCAGCTTTTTCTATTTCCATTTCAAGAAATATAGTCATATATTCCATCGGAGGTATAAAAGCATCCACACCACCTGCAACATACTTTGCTAATGCTTCGGTTCTCTTTAATGCAACCTCTGCTTTATCTTTGTCATTTGGTGTATCCCGGTCAGGCCAGTCAATAGTATAATCCTCTATGTAAGGAAGAACTCCTATACCCATCATACGTTCAATAAATGGACGTATAATCAAAGGCCCTACATAATCATTTTGCCTTTTTGCTACCCTTGCATTCCAAGTATCTTTATCTTCAGTACTTGCTAATTTTGCTTCTTCAGAGCCTAAGAATATTCTAAACGGTATTCCCTTTGCCAATGCAATAG